GTGTGCGAGGGGGAGATTGCGCCGGCCGACGCCTACAGAGGCGGGATCGTTCAGGCCGGCGCGGCTCCAAGACTAAGCGTGAAAGATGAACAAATGACTGACTTCAGCCATGACGGCGGGGTGTTTTCCGCGCGCCTGATCGGTGCTGTCGCGGGCTCCGCGATCTCGCTGGTCTATCTCCTGCCGAAGGGTCGCCGCGAGGCCGCCGGACGGTTGCTGACCGGGGTCGCCTGCGGGCTGATCTTCGGCGGACCGACGGGCGTGTGGTGCGCGACGCGGCTGGGGCTGGCCCAGCATCTGTCGGCCTCTGAGATCATGCTGGCCGGCGCGACGCTCGCCTCGTTCACCGCCTGGTGGGGGCTCGGCCTCCTGGTCCGGCTGACCACGCGGGCAGGGGGAAAGACGGGGATCTAGGGATCGGCGTTTGGCCATGCCGGGGCTGGCATATCCCCCTCTGCCCTGCCGGCCGTTCGTCACTGCAAATGGTTCGCTGGATCGTTTGCTCTGCTGCGCAGACCATTCCTCACCCCCCACACGGGGGGAGATTGGATTGAGGGGAGGTCCTGGCATGTCTGGGTTTTGGCGGGCCGGGAAGTCACCCCACCCCGGACCTTCGGTCCGACCCTCCCCCTCAAGGGGAGGGTGGTGGCTGCGGTCGACCTCTCATTCCGTCGACTACGGCGCTCTCCACCTCCCCCTTGAGGGGGGAGGTCGACGCGCAGCGTCGGGTGGGGGTGATTTCGGCAGGGTGGAATGTGGGCCGGCCTCCGGTTGGTTCAACCCGGAATGGGCGGAGAGAAGCCCGAGACACATCGTCACAATCGCGAGGAGACAAAGATGCTGCGACCATCACGGGCTGGGGCAAGGGCTGGGGCAGGGGCAGGGACGAGTGCAGGAGCGGGAGCCCCGAGTTTCAAATATGCCGGGCTGGTGCTGAAGGGCGTCGCCGGTGACGGTACGTTTTCCGGTTATGCCAGCCTGTTCGGCGAGGTCGATCTCGGCCGTGACGCGATCGAGCCGGGGGCGTTCAAGGCCTCGCTCGCCAAGCGCGGCGCGGGCGGCGTGCGCATGCTGTACCAGCACGATCCGGCCGAGGTGATCGGCACATGGACGGCGCTGCGCGAGGACGAGCGCGGGCTCTATGTCGAAGGCCGGCTGGCGACCGATGTCGCCCGTGCCCGCGAGGTGCTGGCGCTGATGAAGGCGGGCGCGCTCGACGGGCTGTCGATCGGTTTTCGCGCCGTCAGGAGCCGAGCCGACCGCAGGAGCGGCGTGCGTCGCATCCTCGAGGCCGATCTCTGGGAAATCTCGGTGGTGACCTTTCCGATGCTGCCGACGGCGCGGGTCTCCAACGTCAAGCATCAGCGGTTCTACCGCGACAAGGAAACCGAACTGGTCCGGCTGATGCGCCGGGCGGCACGGTCGATGGCAGGCAATCTCTTCATGAAAGGATGACGCGATGAACGAGCAGGGGATAGAGGAAAGCGGGATGGCGCAAGGGGCGGGTTATGGGGCAGGGCGACGGGTAGGCCAAACTGCGAACCTTGCCATGGCGACGGTGGCGCCCGAGATCAAGGCCGCACCCGATACGGTGACGGCAGCGTTCGAGGACTTCATGCAGGCCTTCGAGGCCTTCAAGGAGGGCAATGACCGGCGGCTGTCGGAGATCGAGCACAAGCTGACCGCCGATGTCGTGACCCGCGACAAGGTCGAGCGGATCAACAAGGCGATGGACGATCACGGCCGGCTGCTCGACGAGCTGGCGCTGAAGAAGCTCAGGCCGCCGCTGTCGCGCGGTGGTCGCGAGGCTCAGGGGCAGGGTTATGGTCCTGATCCGCGCAGTCCTGCCGATGCCGAGCACAAGGCGGCCTTCGAGGCCTATATCCGTCGTGGCGACGATGCGGCCTTGCGCGACCTTGACCAGAAGGCGCTGAATGCCGGCGTGTCGGGCGAGGGCGGCTATCTCGTGCCGCCGGAAACCGATGGCGAGATCGGCCGGCGGCTGACCGCGATTTCGCCGATCCGGGCGCTTTCGACCGTGCGCCAGGTGTCGGGTTCGGTGCTGAAGAAGCCGTTTGCCGCAGCGGGTTTTGCCGCCGGCTGGGTGGCCGAGACGGCGGCCCGGCCGCAGACCGCGACGCCGGAACTGTCGGAACTGTCGTTTCCGACTATGGAACTTTATGCCATGCCGGCCGCAAGCCAGGCGCTGCTCGACGATGCCGCCGTCGACATCGAAGCCTGGATCGCCTCGGAGGTCGACATCGCCTTTGCCGAGCAGGAGGGCACGGCCTTCGTCTCCGGCGACGGGATCAACAAGCCGAAGGGGTTCCTCAGCTACACGCAGGTTCTCGACAGCGCCTGGACCTGGGGCAGCATCGGCTACAAGGCGACCGGCGTTGCCGGAGGTTTTGCCGCCAGCGGCGCCTCGGACGTGCTGATGGACGTCATCTACGCGCTGAAGGCGGGGCATCGCCAGAACGGCAGCTTCGTCATGAGCCGCCGGACGCAAGGGGAGATCCGCAAGCTGAAGGATGCCGACGGCAACTATCTCTGGCAGCCGCCGGCACGCGTTGGCGACACGGCCTCGCTGGTCGGTTTCCCGGTCGCCGAGGCGGAAGACATGCCGACGATTGCGGCAGGCGCCACGGCGATCGCCTTTGGCGATTTCCGGTCCGGCTACCTGGTCGTCGACCGGGTCGGGGTGCGCGTGCTGCGCGATCCCTATTCGGCCAAGCCCTATGTGCTGTTCTACACCACCAAACGCGTCGGCGGCGGGGTGCAGAATTTCGAGGCGATCAAGCTGGTGAAGTTTTCGGCTTGAGGGGCAGGTGCGTTTGCCACCGGGTACGTGTGGGTTACCCTCTCTGCCGTGGTTACCCCCCTCTGCCCTGCCGGGCATCTCCCCCTCAAGGGGGGAGATCGGTTGGGGTGGCGGCGGTGCCTTGGTGAAACCTTCGAAAGCTCGGAGACGACATCCAGATCGATTGCGCGTTGCCGCGAGGCGTCGGGTGATCTCCCCCCTTGAGGGGGAGATGTCGGCGCAGCCGACAGAGGGGGGTATCGTGCCGCTGACCTTGTCGTCGACCGGGTCGGGGCGGGCGTGGTGCGCGATCCCTATTCGGCCAAGCCTTATGTGCTGTTCTACACCACCAAGCGCGTCGGCGGCGGGGTGCAGAATTTCGAGGCGATCAAGCTGGTGAAGTTTTCGGCTTGAGGGGGTGCTTTGGCCGACCGGTGCGCGTGGGTTTAGCCCGGTAGCCCACTGGTGCCGGGTTTAGCTTCTCTGCCGTGGCTACCCTCTCTTCCGTGGTTACCCCCCTCTGCCCTGCCGGGCATCTCCCCCTCAAGGGGGGAGATCGGTTGGGGCGGCGGCGGTGCCTCGGTGAGCGCTTCGAAAGCATCCGGTTCAATGGTTTGGGCCGCGGCGCGTCGGGTGATCTCCCCCCGTGTGGGGGAGATGTCGGCATCGCCGACAGAGGGGGGTATCGCAGCCGGCAAGGCCGGCGATACCCCGCCCGGCTCATTAATATCCATCCAGACAACAGGAAAAAAATCCCATGACCTATATCCTGACAGCGCAGCCGGCGGTGGAGCCGCTGACGCTGGTCGAGACGCGGATGCATCTGAAGCTCGATACCGAGGAGGAAGATGCGCTGCTGCTCGGTCTGATTGCTGCGGCGCGCGAACATCTGGAGCGCGAGACGGGGCTGTCGCTGCTGACGCAAGGCTGGCGCCTTTGCCTCGACCGCTGGCCGCATGACGGTATCCTGACGCTGGCGCACGGGCCGGTGCGCGCCGTGACATCGGTGGTGGTCTACGATGGCGAGGGCATGCCGCAGGCGGTGTCGCTCGACGGCCACCTGCTCGATGGCGCGGCGCGGCCGGCGCGGCTCTGGCTGCGCGACGTGCCGCAGCCGGGCCAGGCGCTGAACGGCATCGAGGTGGATTTCGAGGCCGGTCTTGGCGAAACCGGTGCGGATGTGCCCGACACGCTAAAGCGGGCCATGCTGCTGCATGTGGCGGCGATGTTTGCCTTTCGCGGCGTGCTGGCGGCCGATGCCCAGCCGGCGGTGGTGCCGCCGGGCTACGACCGGCTGATTGCGCCCCATTGCCGGCGGAGGCTCTGACAATGGCAGGATTGCGGGCGATGCTGGATCTTGATCCCGGCCGGCTGACGGCGCGGCTTGTGCTGGAGCGGCCCGACCCTGTCGGCGATGGCCAGGGCGGGGCGGAGATCGGCTTTGTCGAATTCGCTAGCGTCTGGGCGCTGATCGAGCCGGTGGGTTTTGCCGAGGAGGAGCGGGCGGCGGGCGTGGTCGCAAACGTGACCCATCATGTGACGCTGCGGGCAAGGGCCGATCTCGCCCCCGGCCAGCGGTTTCGCAAGGGGGCGCGACTGTTTGTCATCCTCGCATTGCGCGATCCCGACGAGACCGGGCGCTATGCGCTGGCCCGCTGCCGGGAGCGTATCGGATGACGGCGGTGGAAGAGACCGGCATGGCTTTGGCGCGCCTGCTGCGACGGGCATTGAACACGCGGCTGGAACGGCTGGATGCCGCGCGCCAACCGCCCGTGGACGGCCGCAAGCAGGACAGAATTTCAAACGTGACGGAGGTCGACGATGAGCGCGCCGGTCAATGAATTGCTCGCGGCCCTGCAGGTGGCGGTGATGGCCGATGCAGCGCTTTCCGCATTGATCGGCGCGGACGGATTTTCCGACCGGCGGCTGCGCGCAACGCGTTTCCCGGCGATCAGCCTCGGCACTGTCGAGGCGCGGGACTGGTCGACGGGGACCGAGACGGGCTTCGAGATCCTGCTCACGCTCGAGGTCTGGAGCGAGCAGGGCCGACGCGAGGCGGAGGTGCTGGCGGACGGATTGCGGCGCCTGGCGCAAGGGCTGGACCCGGCGCTGGCCACTTTTCGGCTGGTCAACATGGTGCATCGCCGGACGGTCAGCCGGCGGGAGGCGAAGACGGGACTGTTCGTGGCGGAGGTGACGATGCGGGCGGTGCTGGAGTAGCGACGGGCTGGTTGAAATTGACGCGACTGCCATGTATGGTCATTGTCCATACAGATGGGGTTTGCCATGGCTGGCTTGAAGAAAACCGAGACGATAAACCTGCGCGTCGACCTGACGACACGCGATCTCATCGCGCGGGCGGCCGAGGCGACGGGCAAGAGCATGACCGCCTTCATGACCGAGGCGGCCCAGGCTGCGGCCGAACAGGAACTCCTGGACCGGCGATTTATCAATCTCGATGCGGCCGCTTTCGACGAATTGGAGGCGTTGCTGGACGGACCGGCCAAGGCGAACGCGGCTTTGACCGATCTTCTGCGTTCGCCGCGCGATTGACCGGAGGATGGAGCGTTTCGTCGAACCATTGACGGATCGTCACGACGTCGATCGGTTCGAGAGCGGTCGACCGGTGCTCGATCAGTTTCTCAAGCAGCAGGCGCTGTTCAACCAGTCCAACGGCTTTAGCCGAACGCATGTGATTGTGCAGGATGACCGGCGCGTTGTCGGCTATTTTTCGCTTTGCGCCGGCATGATCAATCGCAAGGAGGCGCCACGCCAGGTCGGCGGTCATGGCGCTCCGGGCGAAATACCGGTTGCCTTGCTGGCGCGGCTGGCGGTCGATCGGCAGTTCCACCGGCAGGGGATCGGGCGGGACTTACTGAGATCAGCCTTGCTGCTCACTGTTGCGGCCAGCGAGAGCGTGGCGTTTCGCGCCGTGATGGTTCATCCGCTCGACGACGAGGCGCGCCTGTTCTACCGGCACTTCGGGTTTCGAGCAGCGAAAGGCTTGGAGCAATCCATGCTGCTGCCGATGCAAGACATCCTCGCTGCGATCGGCCGTTAGCCTTTCCGGTACATGCCGGCTCAGCCATCGGCGTCTAGAGCATTTCCGGCGAAAACGGAGTCGCCTTCAATGCTCTATCTCTTTGTTTTTACGCAATTCCTGACGCAAAACCGGTTCCCACTTTTGCTGGAATTGCTTGACGTTTCACGCAATTTCGCGGGGCTCGCTCCCGACGGCGCTCGCTGTGTGCGGCGCGCTGTGCCGCGCGATCACGGCCAGGGCCGCGACGGCTGAAAAGGCGATGATGGCGAAGGCGACGCAGAGGTAGAGCCCGGCATTGACGCCGGAGCGGTCGATGATCGCCGTCATCAGCACGGGGGCAAGCGCATTGGCGAGGTTTTGCGGCAGGGCAAGCCGGGCAGACTGCGCGGCGAAACGGCTGGCGGAGAAGAAGCTCAGCGGCAGGAGCGCGCGGGCAATCGTCGAGACGCCGGAGCCGAAGCCGTAAAGGGCGGTGAAGAGGAAAAGCCCGGTTGTGTCGCCGGTGGAAAAGATCAGCGACAGCGTGGCGATGACCAAGAGGCCGGTGCCGACCATGCCGGTGATCAACGGCGTCGAGCGCGCCCCGAAGACGACATCGACGGCGCGGGCGGAAATGCCGAACACGGCGCGCAGCGAGCCGAGCTCGAGCGCCAGCTGCGGCGTGGCGCCGGACAGTTCGAGGATATGCAGCAGCGACGGCGACAGGCCGAAGGTGATCAGGCTGACCAGCGAGGTCGACAGTGCGATCAAAAGGAAGGCGATGATGCCCATGCGCCGGCTGAGCGCCAAAGGCTCGATGCTGTCGGCGGCACGTTCGGCATCGGAACGCGCGATCGCGATCCGGCCGATGGCGAGATGGAGCGGCAGGCAGAGGATCAGTTGCGCCAGGCCCGATGCGACCAGCGCGCCGCGCCAGCCGAGCGCCTGTTCGGCGAGCGCCAGGAGCGGCCAGCAGACAGCCGACGACAGGCCGGTGAAGATCATCAGGATGCCGATCGTGCGCTTGGCGCCGCGGCCCTCGCGTTCGACCACGGCGGCAAAGGCCGGAACCGAGAGGCCAAGGCTGCCGCCGATCCCGAGCAGCAGCCAGCCGAGGCCGTAGAGAACCACGCCCTGTGCGGCCGCAAGCGTGAAAAGGCCGAATGCCATCAGGATCGAGCCAAGCGCCAGCGTGCGTGCGGCGCCGTGTCGGGCGATCATCCGGCCTGTCAGCGGACCGAGCGCCGCCATCACCAGCATCATCACCGTCAGGCCGGCAAAGACCGCTTCATTGGCCATGCCGAGATCGGCGGCGATCTTGCGTCCGAGCACGCCGGGCATGTCGAAACTGGTGCCCCAACCGATGATCTGGCTGGCAGACAGGGCGGCAATCAGGGCGGTGCGGGCAATGTTCATGACGACTCAAGAAAGCGAGGATGCAACCGGAAGGATGGCGCGGTTGTAGGGTGAAAACACGCAATGCGACAGCGGTAAATCTCTTCCAGCGAGACATTCCAATATTTCTGCAAACACGAGGGAGACCGGACATGGTGGCACAGAAGGGCAAGGACCTGCTGCTCAAGATCGACGAGGGGGCGGGTTTCGTGACGGTGGCGGGATTGCGGGCGCGCAGGCTGGCGTTCAATGCGCAGACGGTCGATGTGACCGATGCCGAAAGCGCCGGGCGCTGGCGGGAATTGCTGGCGGGGGCCGGTGTCCGGCGGGCCTCGTTGACCGGGGCCGGGCTGTTCAAGGATCAGTCCTCTGACGCGCTGGTCCGGGCGAGCTTCTTTGCCGGATCGATCCTCAACTGGCAGGTGGTGATCCCGGATTTCGGCACGGTGACGGCGCCGTTCCAGGTGACGGCGCTGGAATATGCCGGCAATCACGACGGCGAGCTGACCTTCGAACTGGCGCTGGAATCGGCAGGTGCCGTTTCCTTTGCCGCATTGTGAGGCGACGATGCGTGACCCTGTGACGGTGAACCGCGCCAATCGTCATCGCGGCGAGGTCGAGGCGGTGATCGACGGCGAACGGCGCATTCTCTGCCTGACGCTGGGCGCACTCGCCGAGCTGGAATGCGCCTTCGAGGCCGAAAGCCTAGCCGATCTCGGCACGCGCTTTTCCGGCAACCGGCTGAAAAGCGCCGACCTGATCCGCATCCTTGCCTGCGGCCTGCGCGGCGGCGGCAACCGGCTGTCCGACGACGATGTCGCCGACATGGCGGTCGAGGGCGGGCTGGCCGGTGCGGCACGGCTGGTCGGGGAGCTTTTGGCGGTGACGTTTGCGGATGGCGCGAAGGCCGGGTCGGTCAATGGGGCAGGCCCAGGCTCGGACCTAAGGTCAGGGCAGGGTCCAACTCCAAAGTCTGGGCAAGGCGCGACGGCCTCCCCTTGATGGCCGCAGGCGATGAGACCGCAGCCGTTCTGCGTCCCTTTCCCTGGGACAGGGCGATCGCTGTGGGGCTCGGTCGCCTGCGGCTTGATCCACGCGTGTTCTGGGCATTGAGTGTGCGTGAATTTGCAGCCGTTGCCGGATTGATCAGCGAGGGCAGCGGTTCGCTGACGCGGCCGGTGTTGGCGGGGTTGATGCAGCGGTTTCCGGATCGCTGACGCGCTGGCTGGAGGCTCGCCTTGAGGTGAAACGCCTTGAGGGCGAAAAAACACGGCAGCGTAACCGGCGTCACCCCCACCCGCCGCTGCGCGTCGACCTCCCCCCTCAAGGGGGAGGTGGGGAGCGCGGCCGGCATTTGTCGTAGCCTTTTGTCGATGCGGCGCATTCGGCAAACAATCACAGGAGAGACCCGATGACGGAAGTTGATGACCGGCTGGCCGTTTCGCTCGATCTCGACGCATCGGCAGCACTGGCCGTGCTCGATGATCTCGAAAGCCGCTCGGCCAGTTTTGGGCGGGCGCTGACGGGCGCGTTGAGGACGGCGACGACGGGTGGCAAGGGGCTGGAGGAGACGCTGCGCACAGTCGGGTTGCGGCTGTCCGATATTGCCCTGTCGGCCGGACTGAAGCCGCTGGAAAACCTGCTGGGTCAGGTGACCACCGGGCTGATGTCGAGCCTGACTTCTGGCCTGACCGGTAGTCTTTCAGCCAGCGCGGGCTCTGCTACGGCCTTTGCCGCCGGTGGCGTGCCGGGGCGCATCATGCCGTTCGCCGAAGGCGGGGTGGTCGCAGCGCCGAGCTATTTTCCGATGGCCGGCGGCTTTGGCCTGATGGGCGAGGCGGGCGCCGAGGCGATCCTGCCGTTGAAGCGCGGCGCCGACGGGTCGCTTGGCGTCGCATCCGAAGGGGGCGGCGTGACCCAGATCCATTTCAACGTGACGGCGACCGATGCGGCAAGCTTTGCCCGCAGCGAAGGCCAGATCACCGCCATGCTGGTGCGATCGGTCGGGCGCGGCCGGCGCAATCTTTAGGGCGGCAGTCATTCGTTTGGAGGGTGCCATGAGCTTTCACGAGGTGCGTTTTCCGCTGCGCCTGTCGCTGTCGGTCAGCGGCGGGCCGGAGCGCAGGGTCGATATCGTCAACCTGTCGAATGGCCGCGAGGCGCGCAACCGGCGCTGGCGCGATGCCCGGCGGCGCTATGATGCCGGGTCGGGGGTTCGGTCTGTGGCCGATCTCTATGCCGTGCTCGAATTCTTCGAGGCCCGGGGCGGCAGCCTGCATGGCTTCCGGTTTCGTGATCCTGTCGATTTTTCCTCCAGCGCACCGGGCGATGCGGTAACCGGCCTCGACCAACTGATCGGGATCGGCGATGGCGAGACGGCAGGGTTTCAGCTGGCAAAGACCTATGGAGATGCGGCGGCAAGCCATCGGCGCGCGATCAACAAGCCGGTCGACGGCACGGTTCGCATCGCGGTCGGCGGTGTGCCGGTGGCAGCGGCCGGTGCCTTTGTCGTCGATGCGGCAACCGGCATCGTGCATTTTGCCGAGAGCCATGTGCCGGCAGAGGGTGTCGAGATCCGCGCCGGCTATGAATTCGACGTGCCGGTGCGCTTCGATATCGACCGTATCGAACTCAATCTCGAAGCCTTTCGCGCCGGCCGCATACCTTCCATCCCGTTGATCGAGATCGCGCCATGAGACAGCTTTCCAATGCCTTGAAGGCTCATATCGCGACAGGTGCGACCACCTTGTGCCGCGCCTGGCGGCTGACGCGGCAGGACGGCACGGTGCTCGGCTTTACCGAGCATGACCATGCGCTGATATTTGCCGGCACGACATTCGAGGCGGCCAGCGGCTTTGCCGCGACCGAGGCGCGGGTGGCGAGCGGGCTGCAGGCGCCGGCGGCCGACGTCGAGGGCGGGTTTTCCAGCGAGGCGATCACCGAGGCGGATCTTGCCGCCGGGTGTTATGACGGCGCCCGCGTTGAACTCTTCCTGGTCAACTGGCAGGCGCCTGAGGATCAGCATGTGCTGCTCGCTCTCCAGGAAATCGGCGAAGTCAGTCGGGCGGGACCGGGCTTTTCGGCGGAACTCAGGAGCTTTGCCCACAGGCTGCAGCAGCCGACCGGGCGGATCTACAATCGCCGCTGCGATGCCGAACTGGGCGACGGCCGTTGCCGGGTGGACATGACGGTCGGCGGGCGGCGGGTGATGGCTCTGGTCGCGGCGGTGGAAACGCCGGACCGGCTGGTGATCGCCGGGCTGCCGGATCTCGGCGCCGGGCATTTCCGGCTGGGGCGGCTGCGGTTCGACGCCGGCATCCTCGCCGGGCGGACGGTGGCGGTCGAGGAAAGCGGCGCGACGGAAGGCGGCGCGGCTTCGATCCGGCTCTGGCTGCCGCTGGAGGCGGAGCCCGCCGTCGGCGATCCGGTGACGCTCACGGTCGGCTGCGACAAGAGTTTTGCCATGTGCCGGGAGCGCTTCGGCAATGGCCTGAATTTCCGGGGCTTTCCGCATATGCCGGGCAGCGACTTTGCCTATTCCTATGTCAGCGGCGAGACCACGCATGATGGCTCGGTGCTGTTTGACTGATGGGTGAGGCGAGGTGGCGAACGTTGCGTCCCCCTCACCAGCAATTTCTAGCACTTAGCTGACGCTAAGGTGCTGAAATTGCGTCCTCTCCCTCGAAGGGGAGAGGGAAGGCGCCGAGGTTGGGCCAAACTTCTTTCATCAAGGATTGTCGGATGAGCATCAATGTGCGGGTGCTGGGCATTGCCGAGCAATGGATCGGCACGCCCTATCGGCATCAGGGCTCGGCGATCGGGATTGGCTGCGATTGCCTGGGGCTGGTGCGCGGGATCTGGCGCGGGCTCTATGGATGCGAGCCGGAGCTTGTGCCGGCCTATGCGGCGGACTGGGCCGAGCGATCGGGCGAGGAGCGGCTGCTGGATGCGGCGGCACGGCATTTCCGGCTGGTGGCCTCGTTTCGGCAGAGCCTGCCCGGCGATCTGGTGATCTTTCGGTTCCGGCCCGGCTGTGCGGCCAAACATGCCGGCATTCTGGCGCGGCATCAAGCTTCGACGGCGGTCGGCAAGGGTGGTCCAGACGGGGGTGGCACAGGCGAGGGTGACACAGGCGAACTTGGCTCAGACGAACTTTGCCCAGGCGAAATTGGCCCAGGCGAAATTGGCCCAGGTGAGGGTGCTGAGGACAAGGGCGTCCAGGGGCATCCGGAGGCTGTCCCCGACCACTTCATCCATGCCTACGAACAATCCGCGGTGACCCGCTCGACGCTGGTGCCGGCATGGCGGCGGCGGATTGCCGGGCTCTATCGCTTTCCGGAGATCTGATCCATGGCGACGGTTCTATTGCAGGCGGCAGGGGCAGCACTCGGTTCGGTCTTCGGGCCGGTTGGTGCTGTGCTTGGCCGGGCGGCCGGGGCACTGGCCGGCAGTGCGATCGACCGTAGCCTGCTGGGCGGCACGACGGTCAGCGGCGCGCGGCTCTCGGCAGCGCGGTTGAGCGGCGCGAGCGAGGGCACGGCGATCCCGAGGCTTTACGGCACGGCACGGCTCGGCGGCACGCTGATCTGGGCGACGCGTTTCGAGGAGGAGACGGTCAGCGAGCGGGCCGGCGGCAAGGCAAGCGGCACGCGGACCGAGAGCTACCGCTATTTCGCCAATCTGGCGCTGGCGCTCTGTGAAGGCGAGGTGGCCGGCGTGCGCCGGGTCTGGGCCGATGGCCGCGAACTGGATCTGACCGCAATCGAAATGCGTGTCTATCGCGGCACATCCGACCAGCCGGCCGATCCGCTGATCCTGGCACGCCAGGGAGAGGACAAGGTGCCGGCCTATCGCGGGTTGGCCTATGTCGTCTTCGAACGGCTGCCGCTCGATGATTTCGGCAACCGCATTCCGCTCTTGCAATTCGAGGTGATCCGCGCGGTTGGCGAACTGGAAAGCCGCATCCGTGCCGTCACGATCATTCCCGGCGCGACCGAACATGGCTATGCGACGGTCAAGGTGTCCGAGCAGCCGGGCGAGGGCGAGCAGCGGTTTCTCAACCGCAACACGTTGACCGCCGACACCGACTGGCAGGCCTCGCTCGACGAGTTGCAGGCGTTGTGCCCCAATCTCGATCATGTGGCACTGGTAGTCGCCTGGTTCGGCACCGACCTCAGGGCCGGGCAATGCCGGGTGCTGCCCGGTGTCGAGGTGCCGTATCGGCAGGGTGAAAGCCGGGGCTGGAGCGTCGCGGGCATGGGTCGCGATGCGGCCCATGTGGTCAGCCAGTACAATGGCGGGCCGGCCTATGGCGGCAGTCCGAGCGACGAGAGCGTCATCGAGGCGATCCGCGATCTGAAGGGGCGCGGCCTGAAGGTGACGCTCTATCCCTTCGTGATGATGGACATTCCGACCGGAAACGGCTTGGCCGATCCCTATGGAGGGGCGGAGCAGGCGGCCTATCCCTGGCGCGGGCGGATCACCGCCTTTCCGATGTCGGCCGATGGCACGGCGGCAGCAAGGGCCGAGATCGATACGTTTATGAACCGCGCCGAGGGTTATCGTCGCTTTGTCCGGCACTATGCCGATCTCGCCGCCCTGGCCGGTGGCATCGACGGTTTCCTGATCGGCTCGGAACTGCGCGGGCTGACGACGCTGCGTGATGGTGCCAACGCCTTTCCCTTCGTCGAGGCGCTGGTCGGGCTGGCGCAGGAGGTGAGGGCCGCGCTGGGAACGGCTGCGGCGATCACCTACGCTGCCGACTGGAGCGAATATTTCGGCCATCAGCCAGGCGACGGCACCGGCGACGTCTTCTTTCATCTTGACGCGCTCTGGGCCGATCCGGCGATCACCGCGGTTGGTATCGACAATTACATGCCGCTGGCCGACTGGCGTGATGACGATCTGGAAAGCGAAAGCCCGGACGGGTTTGCCGGCACCGACGACCGGTCAGGTTTTGCCCGGATGATCACGGCCGGCGAGGGGTATGACTGGTATTACGGCTCGGACAGCGATCGGCAGAACCGCATCCGCACGCCAATCACCGACGGCACGGCTGGCAAGCCCTGGGTCTATCGTTTCAAGGATATTCGAGGCTGGTGGAGCAACCGGCACTACAATCGCCTGGGCGGCGTGGAAGTGGCGATGCCGACCGCCTGGCAACCGGGCATGAAGCCGATCTGGTTCACAGAACTTGGCTGCGGCGCGGTCGACAAGGGGGCGAACCAGCCGAATGTCTTCGTCGACGGCAAGTCGGCGGAAAGCGCCCGGCCGCATTTTTCCGCCGGCCGGCGCAGCGACAGCCAGCAGCGGCGTTTTCTCGAAGCGCATCTCAGGCACTGGCAGGATGATGGCGCCGTAGCCGGCATGGTCGATCCGGCCCATATCTTTGTCTGGACCTGGGATGCGCGGCCGCAGCCGGCCTTTCCGGCCGATACCGGGCTTTGGGCGGATGGTGTCAATTGGCGCACGGGGCATTGGCTGAATGGAAGGCTCGGTACGGCGACTTTGGCCGATACCATTGCCGGTATCCTCACCGATCATGGATTTTTCGATTTTGACGTTTCCGAAGTGGCTGGCGATCTCGGCGGTTACGTCAAGGGCGACCTGACCTCGGCGCGCGACCTGATCGAGCCGCTGATCGAGGTGTTTCAGATCGACGTCATCGAGGATGGCGGGATCCTGCGCTTTCGCAGCCGCACCACCGCCAGCCTGCCGGCGCGCCGGATCGACGTGCTCGCCGATATCGACGGGCAGGCGCTTTGGAGCGAGACGCGCGGCCATGACGGCGATTTTGCCTCCGAGGCGTTGATCACCTTCTATGATCCGGCGGCCGACTATGGCGAAACCAGCGCCCGATCGCGCAAGCTGGATGCCGCCACGCAGCGGCAACTGGCGCGTGACCTGCCGGCGGTGATCGCCGAAGAGACCGGCATCGCTGCCGCCGAAACCTGGTTGCGCGACAACCGTCTGGCCCGACGAACCCTGCAGCTGGCGCTCGGGCCGGGCGAGATGGCGGTGCAGCCGGGCGATGTGCTGAGCATTGCCGACGGTCCGTCCGGCCGCTTCCTGGTCACCGAGATCGATGACGGACTGGAGCGGCGGCTGACGCTGCGCAGCTTTGCCGGCCAGGTCTCGGCGCCCGTCGTGCCGCAGGAACCCGGCCGCAGCCCGGACAATCCGGCGGCTGAGGGTTTTGCGCCGGTGGTGCAGTTTTTCGATCTGCCGCGGCTGGAAAATGGCGCGATGGCCGGTGATGCGGCGGTCGCCGCTTTCTGCAGGCCCTGGCGGCGCATTGTCGTGTCGAGCTCGGTGGAGGCGGAAGGCTATCGGCCGCGGCTGATGCTGGAGCGGCCGGCAACGCTTGGGCGGCTGGTGGCGTCACTGGCGCCGGGGCCGCGCGGCCGGTTTGATCATGCCCAGGCGCTGATCGTCGAGCTGACATTCGGGGCGCTGTCTTCGGCAAGCCGGCTGGCAGTGCTGAACGGCGGGAACCGGCTGGCGGTCGCCTGCGCGAACGGGCTTTGCGAGGTGCTGTCGTTTACCACGGCCGAGGAAATCTCGATCAACCGCTTCCGCCTGACCGGACTGCTGCGCGCGCTCGGCGGCACGGAAGACGCCATGGCGTCGGGTGCGGTGGAAGGCGCGGCGGTGGTCCTGCTCGATCCGGCGGTGCAGGATTTGGCACTGACGACGGATGAGCGCGGCAGGCCGCAGAACTGGATGTTCGAGCCGGCCGGCATGGCAGCCGGTGCCTCCGAGCGGCGGCTGTTTTCCGGCGGGATCCGGGCGGAAACGCCGCTTTCGCCGGTGCATCTGACGGCCACAAGGCTGGAAAGCGGCGATATCGGCATCGGCTGGGTCAGGCGGGGACGGATCGACGCCGATGGCTGGACGGCCACCGATATTCCGCTTGATGAACCCGCCGAGGCCTACCGGCTGGAACTGATCGACGGCACGGTTGTGCGGCGCAGGCTGGAGGTGGGCGAGCCGCGATGGACCTATCCGCAACTCGAAGAAATCGCCGATTTCGGCATCGCCCAGACCGAATTGACGCTGCGGGTCCGTCAGCTCGGCCGGCTGGCGGCAGGCATCGCCGCCGAGGCGACAGTTCGCATCCTCTGAATTTTTCCAAACCAAGACAAACAGGAGAGACATCATGCTGGATATGAAACCCTGGTACCAGTCGAAGACCGTCTGGGGCGCGCTGATCGCCATGGCCGCGCCGCTGCTGCGCGGCGCAGGGCTTGATCTCGCCGGCAGCGATCAGGCAGCTTTGGCCGATGCGCTGGTGACGCTGGCCGGCACCTTCGGCGGGCTGCTCGCGCTCTATGGCCGGCTGACGGCGACGAAGGGGGTGGGGAGCTGAAAGGGAAGAAAAGGGCTGCGACAGCGGGCGACAGCAGGAAAAGCATCCACTTTACGAAGTAAGGAAAATCCATTACTTTTGCCTCTCAACAAGGAGGCCGCCCGTGGCGCGTGTCGTAAGGCAAGTCAGCAAGATCACCGAAAAGGGGCAGACAACGGTTCCCAAGTCCGTCCGGCAGGCCCTCGGTCTCGACTATGGAGGCCGGATTGCGTTCAGCATTGACGAGAACCAGCATGTCTCCGTCGAGCGCGACGATGGGGACACGGAGGATCCCGTCATCGAAGGTTTTCTCAACGTTTTGGCCAGGGACATGAAAGCCAATCCCCAGCGCTCCATCGTCGAGTTTCCGCCGATATTGCGCGCCCGCATGCAACGCCTGACCGATGGCATGCTTGTCGATCTGGATGCGCCGATCGATGGCGACGTCGATATCTGACGGATGAGCACGGTTCACGGCTGGCTTGTTCGCGCGCATCCACTGTTTCTCGATCAACTGGAGACTTTGACCGCAGCGGTCGAAGCCTTGGAAAAGAAACGGCCGGACGACTTCCGGCAAAGCGCGAATGCCAAACTGCTGGCAGCGCTGCATGAGTTGGTTTTCAACAAGATACCGTCGGATCCGGGGTCGAGCGCCTATCGTCAAGGACATACGCTTGGTCCAACGCGCAAGCACTGGTTTCGGGCCAAATTCGGCAATGGCCGATTTCGCCTGTTTTTTCGCTACAGCTCGACGTCGAGAGTGATCATCTTCGCCTGGGTCAACGATGAGAATTCGCTGCGAACCTATGGTTCGAAATCGGACGCCTACGCCGTGTTCAAGGGCATGCTGGAGAATGGCAATCCACCTGATGACTGGAACGTCCTTCTTGAGGCGGCCTCGAGAAAGACGGCGATCGAACGGTTCGACCTGGTCAAGGACCGCACGGACGGCAAGCCGGATCGTTGA